GTGGATGCCAAGCGGCACCTCGTAGGTCTGCGATGCCTGCACGGGCTGGCGCATTTCGTAAAGCTGCGCCACCATGAGCCGCACCGCGTGAACGAGCGGTTTGGGAATGTCGGCCTCAGCGTATCCGAGCGTGAGGTTAACGTGAACAGGCAGGAAGCTGTCCTCGTACACCTGCGGAAAGTTCTCAAACGTGATGCGCATCGGCTTGCGCTTGATGTCAAACCAGTAGTAACTGGCGTCGAGTGTCTGCGTGCTGCCGCCTTGGTCTTCGTAGGTCACGCTGCTGATTGCCGAAACCGGGGCAACGGGTGCCTGCGTTGTCACGAAGCCGGGCAGGTGCCAGACCGCCGTCACGTCACCGAGCCGTGTGTTGCAGTAGTCCTCGACCCACGCAATCGCCGCGTCGCGGTACAACTCAATCAGGTCGTCCTCGTCGGAATGGTCAACGCGCAGGTGGCTTTTCAGGTTGGCCACCGAGATGACAGCGTCAAGGTCTGGTGTGCCTGTTATTTCGATGGTGCCCATGAGGGTAAAAATACGAAAAGGGCGCAAGCCGAAACTTGCACCCCTTTCACTTGACTGACGAGAATGATTACGCGGCCTCCGCGTCGGTAACGATGCTGAACGCGCCGGGCTGGCGGATGGCAACATCGAAGAAGCGGTTGACGTGCAAAGTGATTTGTGCGTTGCCTGCTGCGCTGTATGGGTCGACCAACAAGTCCAAACCGCCGAAGTAGGCGAGGATGAGACCTTGCGAGAAGTTACCAAACACCATTTGACCCAATGGGCCAGCTGCGTCGACGAGGTAAGGCGTCGCTGTCGCAGGGTATCCGTTGAACGTGTTCGAAGCGAGGTCGTACAATGCAGTAACTGCAGACACCTGCGCGACGTTCTTCGCCAACTTGTAAGCTGTTGGCGACATCGCGTAGCGAGCGCCTGCGAGGTTACCTCCTGCGGCCAAAACTGCGCTTTCCATTGCGACAGCAAGGGCGGCGGTCATATCAGTGTTTGCTCCGGCTGTTGACTGGTCGTCAACATCGGTATCGGCGAGAATGATGTCAAAAGCGCGGTCGTCGATGTATGCGTTCATCGCTGCGCTGAGGTCGTTGGCAATCAGGCGGTCGACATCACCTCCGCCCTGCAAAATCAATTGCTTGGTGTAAGTTGACTTTGCGCTGACACGCTCTGGAGTCATTGTCACGCTGTCGAGCGTCAAGCCTGAAGCTGCGTTTGCATCGGCTTCGCCTTCACCTGTTCCGGACGCCTTCACGCTAACCCGTGGGAACTGGAGGTTTCCGGTAGCGTTCCGGATGACAGTGGTGCCCAACTGCTCGATAACGGTTGGAGCGCGGAGCGCTTCGATTGCCGCTGGTACAGCAGTAGGAACAAAGCCAGCACCTGAGCCAGTGGTTGCACTGTGCTCGTCGGCATCACCCAAGTCACGCAAGGCGATTGAAGGAATGGCGATTTGACCAGCCAACTGCAAGCCTTGTGAGCGTGCTTCGCGAGTTGCTTCCTGTGCCCACTCAGCCTCTGCGCCTTCCAAGTTCCGGCCGTTGCTCACCTGAGCGATGGCACGAGACAAAGAGAAAGCACCGTGAACGCGCTCAACTTCGCGCTTCTCGCTGTTGCTTGCATTGCCGCTCTGAGCCATGCGTGCAACCATCTGCTGCTCGCGCTCCTTGTGCCGGATTTTCACATCGAGGTCGGCAACCATGCCGTCCAACTTATCAGACCGCTCCTGCTCGGCTTCGGTCATAACGCGGCCCTCCGCGTCTGCGGTTTGGCCGATGGCAACGAACTCGTTGTAGTACTCGCTTCGCTGCGCTTTGAGGTCTTTGAGAGTCATCTTAGCTATGTTGTTTGTGCGCAAGTTACGCACTTCTGAAATTTCGTTTTTGACGTCAACGTCTGGCTTGACTTCCTCGCGGACTTCAGCAACCGATTCGTTGACTTCTTCGGCCATCGCTTCGAACTTTGAGCGAGCCGATACGGACGCCTGCGGGTAAGCTGGGTAAGTTACAGGCGAGACGTCGAGCAACCGCCCGACCTTGGTGATGGTGCGGGTGTTTGTCTCCTTGTCCCACTCCTCGCCTTTGATGGTAAACGCGAACGACGATTGCGTGATGTCGCCGCGCTGGATCATCTTGTACAGGTCACGGCCTTGCGTCGTGTCGCTGAGGATGGCCTCGTAGCGCAAGCCTTCATCGTCAACCGAAAGCGTGAGCGTTTGGTTTGTCGTCCGAGCCAGTGGCGCGCCGTCGTGGTTCAGCAGCAGCCGAACGTCGTCATTCATGACGTCCTCGAATGCACCGCGTGCAATTTGCTCCCGGAAGAATCCGAGGTTGGTTTCTTGGTTGAAGACTGCCGCGTAACCCTCTACGCGCAGTTCATCGGCGTCACCTTGCGCACGGACTTCCATCGTCCGCACCTCGACGTCGTCGCTGTATTTACCCCTGAGCAGGGGACTGTTGTCCTGATTCATTGCTTGAAATTTTGTCTGAGTAATCGCCCAATCGGTCGAGCGCAATTTGGTTCACTTGCACGGTGTGCGTGTCGCCGCCTTCCACTGGGTTCATCTCCTCCTTCATCCGCACCTCGTTGATGGAGAGCGCGCCAATCTGTGTCATCTCCCGGTAGAACGTAGCCCGCGCCTGCATGTCGCCGCGGAACAGGTCGTTGAGGTTGAATTTGGAATAGGTAGCTGGCCGCTCGTTTGCCATCAGCAACTTGCGGTCGATTTCCTGCTCGATGCGCTTCGCCCACGGGCTGATGGTGTGGCGTGCGAACATCAGGTTCTGTTGCTCAACGTTGTTGTAGGTCGTCTGCGATTCCAACTGAACCAAGGCAGGCGGCACGCTGAAGATGCGGCAAACTTCCTCGGCTTGGAACTTGCGCGTTTCGATGAACTGCGCCTCGTCGGGGCTGATGGAGATGCGTGAGTACTTGAAGCCAAACGGCAGCAGCTTGGTGCCAGCTTGGCCGCTTGCGCGGTTCCAGCTCTGCTGGATAACGTCCATCTGCTCCTTCTTAAGCGGTTGGTCGCTGGACAAAATGCCCGTCATCTGGCCATCTGAGCCGAAGTAGTTCGCGCCAAAGTCCTGCGCGGCTTTTGCCAATCCGAGGTTTTCACGATGCAGGCGAATCGGCGACTTGCGTTGCAAATTGCAAATCTCGAGCATATTCTCGGGCTGCACCATGCCGTAGTCGCGGACCCGGTAGATGTACCCTTCCTCACTTTCCGCTGGCATCCGGTCGACGTCGTAGTAGTCCACGATGAGCATTCGGCGGCCGTAGCCGGAGCCGTCGCGCTCAATGATGGCGTAACCGCAGCCGTTGACAACCGCGTGCGAGATGATGGTTTCCCAAAACTCGTACGAGGTCATCATCTGATTGGGCGCGTCCTTGACCAATCCGTACGCCGGATGTGTAATGTTTGGCCGAATGTTGCGGCCGCTCTTCTCGTAGATTTCGAGATTGAGCGATGCAAGCGTTGACGCAATTTTGTACGTGCAAGCGTACACCGTTGAGATGGCCAGCGCCGAAGATTCGTTGACGGCCGCACCCGCAACTGTCTGCGCGTAAATGCCAAGCTCCCCCGGGATAGCGTTGGCGTCGTATTTGCCGACCCGATAGCGGAAAGCGGCTTTCAGTCTGTCTGCAAGTGTAGCCATTGGCCGCAAGTTACGAAACTCAGAGATTGATGATTTCGAACTGAATTTCCTCCTCTGGCGCCTTCAGATGTTCGCCGATGGCCATCACCAAGGCCACAACCGGGTCAATCTTGTTTGCCGACTTGCCTTTGTCCGGCTTGATGTTGCCTGCCGGGTCAATCTTCAGCTCGACGTTTGACAGTGCCCAACGCAGCACCGGGTCGCCATCGTGCCATATTTTGCCTTGCCGCGCCAAGATTTCGAGCTGTTTGGTCGGTGGTGACATCGAGATGTGGCCCTGACCGAACGGCACGATGGGCACGTCATCGCTGACCAAGTTGATCCCAATTTGCGTGGCGTTGTAGCGGTCAAAGGCCACTGCGCGCAGGTCGTAGGTGTGAATCAGCGCCGAT